TGCAAGTATTAGCAATAACAATATTACAATTAATTTATTCATAGTAACTCCTTTGCTGGTGACAGTGCCTCTATTGGCACTTTGTAGAACCATGGCCTGCTGCCGACTTGTGCTTTCCACTCTGCACGTTTTGCCTCTGACCCGTGTATATATCCTGCAAGCTCGTACGTTGTATGGCTGCGGCAAACAACCAGCATATACTTTTGCAAGTCGTTAAAGTCTGGTCTAATTATTAAATAGTTTTGATCTTTGGCAGGATCTTGGCTGTGGTGCATCTGGCATTTAATCTCAAGTTCGTGCAGGTCTGGGTCTTTGTATGTGTTGACACTAAAATCCCAGTATCTGTTCAGACCCTTGGCTGCGGCTATCTCTGACGCAGCTGAGATAATGGCCCAACCTGCATCAAACACAGGCTTTGATGACATGTCAGCCCCGTGCTTGTCCTGGTGTTGCCTGGCTATGCTTATAGACTTACGCAGCATGCCAATCACAGCTGCTGCAAAGTATTCATACCAAGACAACCTAACTATCATCTGTAGTGACCTTTGTGATTTTGCTGCACCAGTCTTTTGGTATTGTGATGGCCCTGCCTGACGTGCCATCAGAACAAAAATCAGATGCCAAGACAATATGCTTGTCTGTGTCTTTGACTAGCCAGCCCAAACTTTTTACAGGCTCTGTCTTTGATGATTGTATTTTTCGCAGGCTGTGCCATCCTGTTTCTATGTCCATTGCGTCCTGCCAGGACACCAAAACCATTTTATAATCTTTAATCTTAAACTTTGTCCTGGCCATGCCGTTCAGCCCAAGCAGCAACAAAGTCATTTGCTGTCACTGCACCTTTTGTAATTGTTGTAATCTTAATTAATTCTGGCGGCTTCGGAAATCTCTCAGCTGTGGCCCACCTAAAGACACTTCTGGGGCTTATGCCCCCTAGTTCTCTTGCAATTTCTTTTTTAGATTTGCCAGTTAAGGCACACCACTCGTTTAAATTCATAGTGGTGACAGTAGATTAGTAAACGCTTATGACCAACACGCACAAATATCATACAAACATATTACATTTATCACACTGTTGATAGTGACTGAATATGTCATTTATTGTTACACACTTTTGGTCATTATTCACAACTGCATGTTAATAAAAAAACTAGGTTTAATTTATAAATTTACTTTTTATCTACAACATGTGCTGACCTAAATTGTCACAGTTAAAAATTATCTATAAATAAAAATTGCAAAAACTTTTAAAATTTTTAAAATTTTTTTTACGCAAGAAACATGAACGAAACACTAACAGATATTTTAGAAAGCACACCGCCAGCATTTTTAGATCTTGGCATTGATCACTATTCACCTACACAACTTAATTGCAGCATGGCAAGCTGGGCCTACAAATATGCAGTGCTGGATCAAGAACGCAGACGCAGCCTAAAACACAACATCAAAATGTATTTTGGAGTTGTAATAGGTGAGCTGTGTCAGCTGTGTTTTTGTGATGAGCTGTGGTCATTTAAGAGCCAGGTAGTTAAAAACAAAGACAAATACAGTTTAGATCGTGCTTTAGAGGCATTAGATGCACACATGACTAAATATGAGCCTTGGGATGATGCTGACAAAGAACTTTATGAAGGCATCAAAGACACAGCACCAGACATGATGCGTCAGGCTTACAATGGTTGGAAAAGCATGAATCTAAAAACACCTGTCGTTGCTGAACGTAACGTAAGATTAAAATTTACATACGTCAATTGTTTAGGCCGCACGGACGGTGATGATAAATTAATGTTTATAGAACAAAAATGCAAAGTGCCACAACTCAACAGACCAAAAAAAGACGGCACACGTTCTGTCAAGCATGTTGCTTTACCAAAAGATGAACCACAAATAACACACGCCAGGCAAACAGCTTTCTATCATTTTGCAACAGGTAAAAAACCACACCTGATGTATTGCAATGCAAAAGAATACAAGATCTTTGACCCTTCAAATTGCCAATACTTAACTAAGGATGCTATGGAGGAGCATTTAGAACACTACAAACGTATGGCACGTCTTAGAGATAGAGCAATTATGAAGTGCAATGGGTCGGTTCGAGATCTGTTAGCAGATCTCGACCCTGACTGGGAACATAACTATGAGTGGGATATAGGAGAAGAACACAAAGAACATGCACAACAAGTTTTCAAGGAGGCACAATCAGCATGACAACACCAGCAAGTGATCTGCTACAAAAAGCAGTTACAGAATTATTAGATAAAGAAAATGAATTGACTGTAAACATTCGTGGCAAAAAATATGTAACAGTTGCAAGCAGGATAGCCATAGCCAGGAAACATTTTGGCACACGCCTTGCCTTACAAACAAGCATTGTAGAAAACACAGAAAATAGAGTTGTTATGAAAACACAAGTATTTGTTGATGGAGAATTAGTATCAGTAGGCACAGCTGAAGAATTTCGAGCTGCCTCAAGCATCAACAAAACATCTGCCCTGGAGAATTGTGAAACCTCCAGTGTTGGTCGAGCTTTAGGGCTTTTAGGGTTGACCAATGATGCAATAGCATCAGCAGACGAGGTTCAACAGGCTGCCCGTAATGATAGTAATAAGCCTGTTGCGATCTCCTCCCTGATCACAATAGATGGCCTTCAGGAGCGGTTTGATCATGCAAGTCATGTAGAAGGACTGAAGGCCATCGTTAGTGAACCAGACGTGCGTGATTTTTTGTTAGATCTCAAAGGCAGAGACTTACAAAAATTTAATGCCATCACACAATACTACAACGACCAACAAAAAACTTTAACCAAAGGAAAAAACAATGGAAAAAATTGAATACATATCAGACGGTAAAGGCGTTCTGTATAAAAACGAAAAGAGAGAAGGCAAGCAGCCACACTACGAAGGGCCATTTACCATCATGGATGGTGACAAAGAAAGAAAAGTTAGAATCAAAATGTGGATTGCTGACCCAGACAAAGAATACAAATTTAGTGTTGTTGCATCACACAAAGATGAACCAGCAGAAGAAGAAGCACCGTTCTAATGAACTACATTTCTGATTTTGGTTGGAAAATTATTATTGTCGGCATTGTCTTGTTTGTGGTTTTGCTGTTGTTGTTAGTATGAGTGAAGATCTAGTCAATCATCCACCGCACTACACCAACGGCAAACTAGAAACTATTGATCGTATAGAAGACACGCTGTCACCAGTAGAGTTTCAGGGATATTGCAAAGGTAATGTTTTAAAATATTTATCAAGAGCAGAATACAAAGGCAACCCAATGACGGACTACGAAAAAGCACAGTGGTATTTAAACAGAATGATAAAATCTTTGAGGGAAGCATGACATATAAACAAAAAAAAGTTTTAGATTTTATAAAAAAATTTATCAAGGACAACGGCTACAGTCCATCTTACAGAGAGATTGCAGCTGCACTAAAAATTACAACATCAACAACTAGATCTCACATCTTGTCACTCAAGAAAAGAAATTTTATTACATCTATACCTGGCACAGCTAGATCTATTGATATTAACAGGCAGCTTTAATGGATATACCTGCACTACCAAACAGAATGAAATGTGTTACTTGTAACCTAAAAGTTGATAACAGATGGCTAACAGTTATTGTTGATTACATAGAGAAAGAAAAAGAATCATACGTTGTTAAGGCAGCCTGGATTAAATTAGTACCGCAGGACTCGTACCTGGATCGTGAGCTGCGGGCATCAGGCAAGATGATGTCAAGATGCTTTCAACGTGGAGAAACCGTCAAGGGGTTAGCAGAGACATTGAGCCAGGATAATATAGCAGGTGTTGTGGCAAACTATTTAAGAAAAAATATTGTAGATATATTGGCAGGCAACCAACCAGCAGAAGAAATAAAAAATATATCGACTGATCCATACAGGATCAAAGAGAAACCACCAGAACCAGATAAAAAAAATGACTCTTAAATGTGATGTGTGTAAGATCAAATTTCATGTCTTACACAAGAGACACTTTAGTTATGATTATGACACAAAAGGCAGAGAAGTGGTGTTTTGTAGTGATAAATGCAAAAAAAGTCTTCCAAATTTGAGCAAAATGACCATACATTAGGAGTGCCTAGTACCCTAGCACCCCCCCAATATAGTATCTATTTTATCAATGCCGTTAAGCCATTTATCGTGGTCATTGAAACATTTGGCATATCTTTTAAGTGTAAAGCCTGGATCTTCGTGACCGATGAACTGTGCAATCTCTAAATGTGAGTGTACTTTGGCATCAATCAAGAAACTTGCAAAGTAATGTCTAAAACTGTGTACGCCTCCGTGGTATTTGACGTTGCTTTTGTCTTTTATTTTAACAAAATTACGCCTAAATGTTTCATACACCATCCATTTGCCGTCTTTGCCAAAAACATAAGTGTCATCACTGTCAGGATCTGACTGCCATTCTTTAAGTTTGTTTTTAACTTTAGCAAACAACGGTATAGATCTTTTAGCTGCATCAGTCTTACCGTGTGATTTAATAGCTTCTTTACCGCTATCTGTGCGGCAAACAAATGAATTGATGTTGACCGTGTTGCTGTTCCAACCTATGTCAGACCATCTAAGTGCAGCCCAGTCTTGCCATCTGCATCCCATCCAAGGCACGGTGCAGACAATAGCATTGTAAACACCAGTGGTATTGTCAGCCAGTCTTTGCAAATCTTTTGTGCTTGGTATCTCTACAAGCTCTACTTCTTTGACTTTGCGTTTTCTATTCTTAAATTTAAAAGCACGCAGATTGTTGCTACTAACTATTTTTTTGCTGACGCAGGTGTCTATCATGCCTTTGACAGTAAACAAACAACGTCTAATTTTATCCTGGCTGCAATCTAACTCACGCAGCTGTGATATTAATTTTTTACAATCATCAGCAACAAGGTCTTTGACAGGCAACTTTGCAAACTCAGTTTTACCTATCAGCTCTTCACACTGGTATCTAATGTTGTGATATTCTTTGTATGACAAGTGTTCATTGTCAAGATCGTTTTGTTTTGACTCAAGGTATGGCTTGATAGCGTCTAGTAAACTAAACTCAGTAAAAAACTGTTCATGCCCTACTTCATTAATCTTTGCACAATAGGCAACGGCAGCTTCTTGAGCTGCCTTGCGTGGTTTGTCATGTGATGCAAAGTGTGTCGAAGGGTTAAATTTTCTTACCTTTGATTTTAGTTTATTGTTGTTGTCCATGTATGGTGCAACAACTTTAAAGGCTTGTTTGCCTTCTGCATTTGTATAATTTTCAACAACTGCTTTCATTTGTTTCCTTTCTGTGATGATTAATTATTTATAAATGGCAGCTCTAAATTGTTTTGCGTCACTATTTATTTTGCTGTCAATCATGTTGTCACATTGGTAGGCTTTTATGTCCAGCTGCTCCTGAAACATGTCACCATACATTTTGCCGTCTTGTGTTTTTGTATCGTAGCACCACTTCACGGCAAATCTTAAAGCAGACTGTAATGTTTTGTAAAAGTGTACTTGTGGCACATCGTCATAAGTCTGCACCCAGTAATTAAAAGTCTTACTGTTTTTACATTTGTTAAATGTGATTAATCGTTTTTTCATTAGTTATCCTTTCTGTTATCTAAAATGATATTTCTTTGTATAAATTCATCGAGTGCATTGTCTGGTAATCCAAACGCTTTTTTGTACTCGGTGTTTGTAAACTCTGAGTCAGACCAGCTGTAGCCGTTAGCAATGCACTTGCTATTTTTGCCGCCCGTCAGTCTGTAAAGTCTACCTGGTTGTGGTTTATTAGTCATTTGTTTCCTTTCTCTGAAATTAATAATTTTGCTTTGTTAATAAATTGTCTAGCAGTGTCTAGCTGGCCCATCTGCATAACTTCTTGTGCGTCAGACAAGATACCCATGATGTAAATATACTCATGGCCAGCATACTTGGGTTTGATTTCATCATAGTCAGCAAGCACTTCTTGTTTAGGCATGCCGTAGATCTTCATTTCTTTTTCTATATTTTGCATTTGTTTCCTTTCTGTTGTTGTTGTCATATACTTAGAATATGGTGATGATGACACAAAATGTCAATAGCAAAAAGGTCGGAGGGGTTGGGTTGAAGAAAAATAATTTTGTTAATTATTTGGCTGTTTTGTTGGGGTTTTATGGGGGTGTGATTTTTGTATGATATTTAATTTTTGGCGGAAAACCTTGATGTGTGTAGATTCGAATCCCACCCTCTCCGCCATTTTAATAAATAAAAACAAACACTTAACTTTTTGTGTAAGTCCGCTGGGTTGCG